AGGCTCGTGGCAAATTTGCATTTAATGTACTTGCTCTTTCAGAAGAGGAGCCATCAGTACAGGTTCTAACTGCACCGCCAACCTTGGCACGTCAGTTGAAGGCGGCTAACGACGACCCACGTCGTGGCCCTCTAACCAAGTACTACTGGTCAATCTCACGTCAAGGATCGGGCCCTCAGACACAGTACACCCTCGACCGTGTCAAGCCAGCCGACCTTGCTGAAGAGTGGGAATTGAATCCTGAGACAGTGGATGAACTCGTAGCGTCGGCAACATTGTACGACAGCACTGCGGTTTACGAAACTCCTCGTGCAGAGCTTCTTCAAATCGCTCGATCACTAGTTAACAGGTAAATCTCACTCACATGGGTGGAGGGCCAATTCTGTTGGTCCTCCACCCACCAATCTTTTACGAGGGTAAAATGAACATAATTACAACGCAAGAACAGCTCCAAGAATTTGTAGAGCACTATCTAACCGTCAAAGAATTTGCGTTTGACGTTGAAACAATTGGCGAAGACCGACTCTACCCAGTGATTAATGATGTCTGCTGGATTTCATTTGCAACTGAGGGCCGGGTAGACGTAATCCCTATGGGTCACCCTAATGGTGAATTTGAAAGCTGGAAGAAACCACTATTGTTGGCTGGCCAACGCCGTCTAACTGAGGGCAAGCCTCTAAGCGAGCTGCACTATTCTAAAGATCAGAGAAAATGGGAACCAGTCTTTGGTGACGCACCAACCCAGCTAACACCTTCTGAGGTTTTTAAAGCCATCCAACCGGTTATGTTTGGACCTGCACTTAAGATTGCTCACAACGCTAAGTTTGACCTTAAGTCTGTAGCTAAGTACTACAGAGGCGTAGTTCCCACAGGCCCGTATTTTGACACACTAACCGCAGCATTTATAACTAATAACCTAAATAAAAATAATCTAAATCTAAAAGACACCGTAAAGCGTGAGCTAGGTGTTGATATGGAAAAGGGTATTGGAGAAAACGTTGCACTTTATAGTTTCAGTGATGTTGCTAACTACTCTGGTATTGATGCAGCACTGACTTGGGATTTGTACAAAGTACTTTCCGCTAAAATTACAGGAAATCTAAGAAAAGTTTGGAAACTTGAAATGGATGTTCTTGCTGCCCTATGCGACATGGAGTTAACGGGCGCATACCTTGACCAGGCGGCGCTAAAGACACTGTCTGAAGAGATTGGTAAGGGAAAACTAGAGGCCGAGGCTAAGGCGTACAAGGCCGCTGGAAAGGCATTCTCAATCAACTCAGTTCAAGTAAAACAAAAACTCTTGTTTACATCTGAGGACGGAAAAGCCCCTAGAATCAAGCCAAACCCAAAGATCAAAAACACCCTTACACCTAAAGGACAAGAGGCCTATCGTGCAGGCGTAGAGCTGACAGAGGCTCATTTTTCCGTATCTGCAGATGCACTGGAGTTTTATCGTGGTAAGAATGATCTTGTTGATGCATTGTTGGAATACCAAGATCTGAACAAGCTGATGACAACATACGTAACTCCGTATACAGGAGGAGAAGTTAAGCGGGTTACTAATGGCAAAGAAAAGATTACTCAAAAGAAGTCGCTGCTCATCAACGGCCGTGTACACACAAACTTCAAAGCCCACGGTGCAGAGACTGGAAGGTTCTCTTCAAGCGAACCTAACCTACAGAACATCCCATCATCTGGTGACTATGGCAAGCTAGTCCGTAACTTGTTTGTAGCCCCACCAGGACACAAGTTGATTGTTGCTGACTATTCCCAGATTGAACCACGAGTCATAGCGTCATTCTCAAATGACCCTGTACTAGTGGAAAATTACAGGACTGGTGGAGATGTGTACACAACTATCGGTGACACCATGGGCGTAGACCGTAAGGCCGGTAAGGTTTTAGTTCTAGCCATCTCGTACGGTGTTGGACCTGACAAGATTGCTGCATCTATCGGGTGTACATTGCAGGAGGCAAAAAAATTGCTAACAAACTTTGAAGAAAAGTTTTCTAGTATTGCTAAATACAAAGCTAAAGTAATCCGACTAGCAAAGCAAAGCAGTAAGATTCCTTACGTAGAAACCGTACTAGGCCGCCGCCGGTATATCCCAGACCTTCTGACAACTGACAAAGGATTGCTTGCTCGTGCAGAACGCCAAGCATTTAACACAATGATCCAAGGATCTGCGGCAGACATTATGAAACTAGCCCTAATTCGTGCTCACTCTTGTTTTGTGGATGAACCAGATATCAACGTTATTCTTACTGTTCATGATGAGTTGGTAACTATTGCCCCAGAAGATCGTGCCGAGGAAACTGCAGAAGCGATTAGGCTATCCATGGAAGGCATTAGAATTAAAGAGATGATAGTTCCACTAATAGCCGATGTAAAAATCGTGGATAAGTGGGGAGAGGCCAAATAGTGTTTGGACGTAACAAAAAGAAAAAAAGCATACCTATGCATGAATTTTCTGAAAGACTTCGTGGGTTTATTCTTGATTCACAGATTCAAGAAGCGCATGAACTAAGCGTAATGCTTGGGTGCAGTGTAATTAGTGAAGAAGTGGCAGAGAAAGAAGAACAGGAAAGCGACAAAAGAGTAGACAAAATTTCCTATCTTTTTCCACTAATGTTTCAGCACTCCCATGTTCTGGCAGAAGGTGCAGTTGAATATCAGCGTAAAGTGTTAAAAGACTCTGCAAAATTTCCAGACGAGGTTTGGGCATTTAGTAGAAAAATGATGGAGCAAATTGCAGTTGCTGCTCTTGTAGGATCAATTTCTCAACTAGTTGATATGGGGTTACTAGAGGTACCCAAGAAAGTAGAAAAATAATGAACAACGCAGACTGGTGGTCAAAAAAACTAAACCCACAACCTAATCAAATAGGTCGTCCAGATCCCACACCTATGATGCCACCATCACAGCAGCCGATGGCTCCGATGCCCACGTTTCAACCTAATCAGCAACAAGTACCGACCATACAGATCCCGTCCGCTTCGCAGACTTCTACATGTCCTGACTGCGGATCGGGTAATTACATGTCTCCTTCACGTGAGGTTGCGCTCCGCTGCTACGACTGTGGCTATCCCATACAACAATCAGGCTCACGTTACGGCTCACTCACTGGTGCGCACGTTGAAGGCGCTGCTAAGCAAGCCGTAGGTAACGACATAACAAACAACTGGAACCCTATTACTAGCGCAGACCAGGCAATTGGAAGGATTGGCGGATAATGAATAACGAAGACTATGGAGATGAGTTAATTAACCATTACGAAATTGGCAAAGAAATTGGGTTTTTTGATGGAGCCTTGGTAGCCTATAAAGACATACTCAATGTTATAGAACTAGACCCCAATTTGTCACTAGACGAAATGACTAAACTAATTCATGGAACTATTGCTAAATACAACGAGCTTATGGAGAAACTAGATGATTAATCCTGATGCACTAAAAGTTATGGCTGCTATTAACAAGCGGTTTGGAGACAACGTTGTTGTAGTTGGAGAAAACATTCGCCATGATTTATTGCAAAGATTTACTACCGGCTCTACTACTTTTGACTATGTGTTGGGTGGAGGATTCCCAGCTAATCAATGGAATGAACTAGTAGGGGAACCTTCTCACGGGAAGACTGCAATTGCACTCAAAACAATTGCAGCAAACCAGGCTAAAGATCCAAAGTTCACTGCCGTATGGGTAGCCGCTGAGCAGTGGGTACCAGCTTACGCAGAAATGTGTGGGGTAGATTCCTCACGTGTAATTGTTGTAGAGACAAATATTATGGAGGAAGCTTATGATGCGGTTATTGCTTTTGCTGAATCGAAATCAATTGATGCTATCATTATTGACTCTCTTCCTGCCTTAAGTCCATCCCCAGAGATGGAGAAGAACATGGACGAAATGACAGTCGGGCGTGGTGCACTCCTGACCAACAAGTTTTTCCGAGTAGTGGGCGCTGCCATGAAACGTTCATTGGTGGAGGACGAACGCCCAGTACTCGGGATTATTATTAACCAGTTCCGTTCACTCATTGGGGTAATGCATGGAGATCCACGCACAACTCCTGGAGGCAAAGGCAAAGACTATGCATACTTTACCAAGTCAGAGATTAAGCGTGATGAATGGATTGAAAGTGGAACTGGGACTAACAAGGTTCGTGTTGGCCAGCGACTAAAAATTCGTATTACTAAAAACAAGACAGCTCCTCCTCAACAAGTAGCGTTTGTTGATTTCTATTTTATGGATCACAGCATTTACTCGGCCGGAGACTATGACACTGCTAAAGAAGTTGCTGCTATGTGCCTTATTAAGCAATTAGTGGACCGTAAAGGTGGCTGGATATATCATGGTGAACGTAAGTGGCAGGGGCAAGAAGCATTTGTAAATTCAATTCGTGAAGAACCAGATCTGTATCAAGAACTACGTGATCGTGTAATGTCCACTCCTGATGGGTTTGTAGAGGCACCTGACAGTGAAGAGTGAAGGGCAGAAACAGAGTCAAAAGCATGAAAAAAGAATTGCCAAAGCCATTGGAGGACAAACCACAGCGGCCTCAGGAGCGTTCTGGAGTCGTAAAGGAGACATACGCTCAACCGGGCTCCTGGTCGAGCATAAATGGACAGGAAAAAAATCCAAAACAATTTCGTCTGCTGAACTCAAAAAGATAACAAATGAAGCTCTGATGGACGGGCGTCTCCCAGTATTTGGGATCCATATGGATGGAGAAGATTACGTTATACTATTAGAGACAGACTTTTTAGAATTGTGGAACAAACTTGATGGATAATAGAGACCCGCATAAACACTGGACAGAAGATGCACGGTGTTACCAGGTAGATGAACAGAAAAACTTTCTGGTAGATGTGAACATCTTTTTTCCACCTAGAGATAAAACTAAATATAAAAAGATAGCGGCCGAAGCTAAAAATTATTGTTTTGGTGAGAACCGCAAAAACCCGTGTCCAATTAGGACCCAATGTTTGTGGTATGCTATCGAAGAAGACATAGATCATGGTATCTGGGGTGGCATGAGCCACCGTGAGAGAAATGCTCTAGTAAGAAAATGGAATAAAAAATTCAAGGATGAGTACACTCTTGAAGAATATATAAAACAACTAGATAATCCGAGGGCATAATGACACAAAACAGTACACTAAAGAAGTTCCTAGACGCAAAAGCAAAGCCAACCCGTCTTATGGGCAATATTGAACGCCACTTACTTGCACGTCCTGTAGGTGATCGAAGCACTACAGTTCTACATCCGTCTGAGATAATTAAACGTGATTGGTGCAAGAGAGCGTCGTATCACCTACTAAATGGTCGCACCAAGATTGCTGAAAAGCCAAACCTACGTTTGCAGTCAATCTTTGATGAAGGCCATGCAATCCATGCTAAATGGCAACGTTGGTTTCACGAGATGGGTGTACTAAACGGGCGTTTTACATGCACTAGTTGCGAGTTTAGTCTGTTTGGTATTGGGCCAGTAACCTGCCCAAATTGTAATAGAAACACAATGGAATACAGAGAAGTAACGCTTGTAGATGAACCATTGCGTATTGCCGGGCATACAGATGGTTGGATTAAAGACGATCAAGGTGACACTCTTATTGAGATTAAGTCTATTGGTCCAGGAACTATTAGGTATGAAGCTCCAAGTCTCATGGCCGAGGCTGATGGTGATTTTATGAAAGCCTGGAAGCTAATTAAACGACCATTTGGATCTCACATTCTACAAGGCCAGGTATACCTAGAACTCATGAAACGTATGGGCAACCAGGTCGAGGAAATTGTTTTTATATATGAGTTAAAGGCAGATCAGGATTACAAAGAGTTTGTTATTAAGCGTGATCCAGAACTAGTACAGCACGTATTTGAAGGCGCACAGAGGGTAATTGATGCCATTGAAGCTGGTGTACCACCAACATGCTCCAACAACCCTACTGGCACCTGTAAGCAGTGTGCGCCCTACGAGGAGAACTAATGAGCGCACTAGAGAAGTTTTCTGGATGGGGACTATCGTTCTCTAAACCAAGCGATGAACAAGTAGTCCTCCCTCCAGATATTACTGATGTTAGTTCAGAGGAGTTAGGTGGGTTGTTTACCCGTCTAACCGCCTGGACTGATTATATTGCCTCTCAAACAACCATGGCATTACTAGAGGAACGGGCAGCTCTAAAGAAAAAAGAGTTTACCGAAAACACCATGCTAATTCGTCGTATGGGTTCCCAGGCCAAAGGTGAGAGGATTACCGCAATCAAGGCAGAGGTATCCATACATGCGGATGTTGTAGCATTGGATAATGATTATGAAGAAAAGTATGCCTACCGTAAATTAGTAGAGATGTTACTAACCAACCATGAGCGTGATCTTGCACTTGTTAGTCGAGAAATCACTCGTAGATCAAACAACTATAGGAGAGATGTATGATTATTATTTACACCAACCCAAACTGCAGCCAGTGTGAGATGACAAAAAGACACCTGTCTGTTAATGATGTTAAATTTGAAGTTAAAAATGTTGTAGATAGCCCGGAAATAATCCCTTTAATTCAAGAAAAGGGATATAAAACAGCACCAATTGTGGTAACAGATGACGACAGCTGGTCAGGTTATAACCTAGCTAAACTAAACGAACTTGTAGAGAAAGAAAAAGGTTTCTAATGGGACGAATTAAGGATTTGTACACAGAAATGCACGAGGCAGCAGAAGAACAGGGAGGAATTCCTGAAGAACTTAAGGATATGCTGCGAGCCCATTACGGAGGAGACCTCCGCCCTCTAGGAGATATTGCCAGCCTAAAGCCAGAGCTCGTAGGTTTAATCCAGCGTAGCGGTCCTGATGATGCGTTTAACGAGGCCGTTCAGCAAAAGTTTCAGCACGCTAAGTCAGTGCTGCTACAGAAGCACAAGGACTACGGACCATTAAATATTGCCCTAGCCCCAGGCGGTGCAATCAACGGTATTCGTGTTCGTATGTGGGACAAGATTGCTCGTATTAATCACTTGCTAGAGACCGGAGCTGACCCACAAAACGAAAGTCTAAAGGATTCATTCCTAGATCTAGCCAACTACGCCATCATTGCTATGATGGTTCTAGACGACGAGTGGCCTAGTGAGTAACTGGTTCAAACAAGTTCGTTGCCTTATTTTGGGTCATGAGCGTATTTTTCTGGCCCAGTGCCCAGTTACTGGGGTAAAGGTAATGGCCTGTCCAGTGTGTAAGATTGACAATGTACCTAAACACAAAAGGAGTAGCTTTAATTGACTGAGGAACTAGAGCCCCGCACTATGGCGGATGCGGCAGAATACGCAAAGAATCAAGAGCCTCTACGCAATGTATACGAGACTAGCGATTTTGTTCAAGGCATAAAGAGGGGACGTTTCTTAGCGGAATTACGTATTATAAAGTGGATTGAAGAAAACCGTTCTGCCATAGAGTTAGAGCCTGGTAATAACATCTACCGTGACCACTTTAACTCTGAGTCGCTGATTGCTTTTATCAAGGGAGAGAATGAATGAACAAAGCATGGATTGTTGGCACCCAGTGGCACAGCCTCGTAGTTGCATCTACCAAAGAAGACGCTCGGATTATTGCCGAGTCTGATAATGACCCAATTTTAGAGGTTGAGATTCCTGATGATAAACTCGAATGGATAAAGGCTACCTTCCTAGAACTCAACGACGTGCAAATGTACCTATACCGTCTTACCAAAGGAGAAAACAAATGAGATTTATTCGTTGGTGGAAAAAACTTTGGCGACCTATGACCTACGCCGAGATGACTATGAGGATTGGTACTGTAAGCCACAACCAGCAGGTCACTCAGGACGAATACATTGGTTCAGGCAGTAGCACAGAGCGTTCTATTGACCGTATCAAGGGAGAGAACAAGTGATTAAAGTAGAAAGCAATATGCTAGTTCTAGACTCAACATTTTCTAAAGAAGACGCAGAAGCAATAACCTATTTTGTTAATATTGCAAAAGCTGAAGAGCGTAAACGCATTATAGATAAACTAGAGTTTTATTCTAATCAATTAGGTATGTACAATGCTAACAACTCTAAAGAGTTTAAGACTGCAATTGACACCGCTATTTTATTTATCAAGGGAGAAATAGATGCCAATCTATGAATATAGATGCCCATTATGTCAGAAATCAATTACTGAAAAACGCAGTATTCATGATGAAACTCCTACCTATCTTTGCGATAACTGTGGTGTAGAGATGCACTCCGTAGTAGAAAGTCTCGGTGTTTCATTCAAAGGTTCAGGATGGGGCAGTAGTCGATGAACGAGTTACCATCCCTAGAGTTTATCCGTGGAGCACACACAGAGCGTGACCGAATTATTAAACTTATTGAACGACAAATCTGTTTTGATGCATTAGCCGATGAAGATGGTCGGTGTTCTCACCATGGAGGCAAGTGCTACGAGTTACGAGGGCTGATCAACTCACTCATACGAGGAGAAGGCAGAGCACCATTTAATGGGTAAAGAAAAGGTATTTGGGGGCAATCTCAAGCCAGGGCCAGTGGCGATAGGTATTGACCAGTCGCTCACTGGTTTTGCGCTAACTGCCCTAAACGTATCCGAACCAGACAAATACCAAACCTGGGTGTATAAGTCCGACCATAGAGGTGTCCGCCGCCTGGCTGACATTCAATGGTGGTTAGAAAACAAATTCGACTTGTTAGACAAACAGGGATGCAGAGCCACCGAGATAGCCATGGAGGCAGCTATCCTGGCCAGTCCTACTTCCCTAATGCTCGGGGAACTAGCCGGAATGGTTAAATTGAGCTGTTGGAACTATTTTGATGCAAATAACAACAGTGCCATTCCTTTCCCAGATCGTATGCGGGTTCCCCTACAAATCCCCCCAATGACTCTAAAGAAGTACGCCGCAGGAAAGGGAAACGCCAAGAAGCAGGAAATGCTCATGCAGATATTCAAACGGTGGGGGATTGAGTTCAACGATGACAACGCCGCAGACTCCTACGCCCTAGCCAGATTAGCGTCAGGAAGCGCCCAGGGAGCCATAGAGACCCAAGTTGTAGAACAAATAAAAGATCCTAAGTATAGAGACCAAATAGCCCTATAATCCCTGTATCCTTGGTTGAGAGGATGGCGCATAATATCGACTAATAAGGACCACAAATGTCAGACGAAGCCGTCACCTCAGAGGAAGAATTCCTTAGAGTAAGTGCAGGATCAAATCCTCAATCAGTAGCATCAGCAATTGCACATGCTTTATACGAAAAACATGAAACTAAACTACGTGCTGTAGGTGCGGGAGCAGTAAACCAAGCAGTAAAAGCCATGGCAATTGCACGTGGTTATGTAGCCCCACGAGGCATGGACCTAACCTGTAAACCAGGTTTTGCAACCATTGAGTCACGTGATGGTGAAATTTCTGCTATTGTGTTTGCCATTTCAGCAAGCTAAAAAAGGCGTAATCTTTATATAGACCAAAGGAGTCTAATGGCTACTTCATTCAGTATTGGGCACAACGCACGTCGTCGTGCCGGTATTCCGTCAAACCCTCTAGAGACAGTAGGATCTAAGATGCGCAAGCACCAGACCGCAGAAGAAGCAACCGTAGCTGCAGCCGCAGCCGGTAGCGCACGCATTTCAGTAGGAAGCGCACAGGCAGCTGGCGCTGTTAGTGCCGCAGGTACTATGAACTCAGTAGATGAGATCAACCCTGGCCAAATGAAAGGCACCTTGGTTGCTAAAAAGAGCACCCAAGCAGGAGATCCAACTGGTGGAGGAATGGGGCCAGGACGCTCACCAGTTCTAAATGTAGGTGGAGAACGTCTAGGCGGTTCATACAAAGTTAAGGCAAGTCTAGGAATCACTATTGATCCAGCCGCCGGTACAACTATGGCAAACGCAAAGATTATCCCATCAGTTCAGGGCCGTGCTAACCCTAACTTTGAATCGGGTATGCAAGCAAGCAGTATCTAGGAGTTTCCATGAGCGCAAATGCTCTTTCTGACTCACAACAAGCAGCACAGTATAATCTGCCAACTCCAGATCCAGGTGCTCCTTTTGCTAGAAACGTGCAGTTTGCACGTCCAAGTACGCTAAACGCAGCCACTATTAGTACCCCAGGTGCTAGAACACAGTGGTCAATTGACCGTTCTGGATCAAGTACCCCCGAACCACTTAGTGCGCAAAATGCAGGATCCTATCGCAACTTTGATTCTGGTGGAGGCTCAATAGGTGTGCAAAGCAGAGAAGATAAGTAACTATGCCAGGATCAGTTAATAACTATTCGCCACAACAAAACTGGCAATCTCTAGGTGGCAATGGGTTTTACGGTTACAACAACCAGGGTGGACAGGGCATACCTGTTGCTCGTGGAGAACTTGATGCTATACGAATCGGTACGGGGAGAGTTCCCCAAGCAGAGTACCCTGATGGCTACCTTGGTACCATTAGGAGTCGTAGAGATGACCGACTGCTCGATAGCATCAAGTCTCGTATTGGACAAAAAAACTATCAGCGTGGTGTCCACAAAGGTGAGCGTGTAGAACCATCTGCATATTACTGGTCACAAAGTTTTAACCCAGAAATGGGTATCAAACGCCAGGGCAGAGCAAAACCTGTCAACGTTAATGGTGGAGTTGTTTTCATGCTACCAAGAGCAGGTCAGGATATCCGACTAGTTGCCGCACCTCATCTAGTAAATGATGGTAAAGCCAACACCGTATCAGACAGCCCAACAACAATTAATGTACGCAGAGCGGATGCGTTGTCCTATCTAAAGCCTGTCTGGAGATAGTATGGCTGGAGAATTTGACGGTCGTTACGACTATACAAAACCATGGAATAACCCAATCACTGACCAGCAGGGCCGCCCAAAGCTGCCCAAATGGTCATATTTGGGTCCTTGGGCGTCAAATGAAGAGCGCCTAACTCAACAAGCGTTAATGGTTGCAACAATCCCAGGTGCAGAATTACAGGCCATGGTTAGGCCCAATATTCCACAAATTCGTCTGTTTCCGGATCGTTTTGGATGGGGAGAACGTACCCAGCCAACTATTGATGATGTAGTAACAATTGACCGTGTATACACTGAGCCACGAGTTAGCTGGTACTCAGGAGGTCCGGCAGGGTACTCTGGTAGTAGTCGAAACACGTTGGCAGAGATCTAAGAGGTAATCATGGATGACGGAGATGGTGCATTCACCATGGAACTGCAGTCTCGCAATATCAACAAGATATTAGCGAGCGGTAACAAAGCCCAAAATTGTCCACAATGCGGGATTATTATGAATCCTGTAGAATTAATGTACAGCCAGTATGGGTTATGTCCATCATGTGCAGAAACCAAGCGACGCAATAGAGTAAAAGGAAGAATGGTCTAATGCCAATATTTAACAACCGTGCGGGTAACGGCGGCACTGGTAAAGGACTTCTTACTATTCTTGGACATCGTCGTGATGCACTAGGTCTAGTTCGTGCTGCTGGAGAAGTTAGTGGTAATGTAACGGCGGTATTGCCACACTTGCCAGAAAAACATAGAGAGATACTTCAAGCTGCTGCAGGAGCACCACAAACAAAAGCATTTGCTGCTGCGGATGAAGCAGGGGTAAGCTCACGCAAGCAGATGAGGGTGTTTAACCGAGGCGTAAAGCGTGGACAATCTCTTAAGGGAATGAAAAAGTTTAATGCAAACTTGCAGCAAATCGCTAAAGCTAACCCACCGTTTGACCCATTCGCATAAGGAAAGAAAATAATGGCAGTTAACACTTCACGTTCAATGAGCAAAAGCCTAAATGAAGGCGCAACTGATGGAAAGTACCGTAAAGTTCGCCCAGACACTGAGGTAGTTGGTTCTGAAAATAGCCAGAAGACGCTAGACAATCGCCAGTCACTACACCCATTCTATGGTTATGGGTTTATTACTAGCGAGTACCCTGACGAAGCCAAGGTAAACCCAGGCAAATAATCCTGTATAATTATTCGT